AATTTATTTTAAAAAAATATTGTTAATTTATTATATTAAAGTTTCTAGCATTGTATTTTCCTTCCAAAGTTATCTTTTAAAAAGGAAAGGTTTGTAAGGAAAACCTGGGTTTTCTTTACGGAAAACCTGGGTTTTCCTTACCGTACAAGTCTATAATATACATATTCTCCTACTTCAGGACTTTTTCTAATAATTTTACATATTTGATCATTCTTCATACCATAATATTTTGCAATAGGATCAGACTTTGATATTTTTGGTAATTTACCTTTAGTTGTATTATATTTTTCTAATAATTCATTTTCTTCTTCTTTACTTAAAAGAATATGTTTTGGAACATAAATATGTTTTGTAATATTAAAGATCATATTTTTTTTTAAAAATATTTCAACATTTTTATACATATCTTTATTTAATTCTTTGGATATTGCACTATTTTCTTTTTCCTTTAATAATAATATTAAATTTATATTTTCATCTCCATAATTTGTAATTATTTTTTGTATAATATTTTTAAGATCATTTTTGCTAAAATTTTTAACTTCATTATGAAAATGTATATAAAAATTCTTATTTTTCTCTTGATCTTTTATATATATATCAAGATTTTTATTATCATATTTGATAGCAAATTGTTCAAATGTTATTTTTTCTGATTCAGGAACAAAATATCCTCTATCATTTATCATTTCTAATAATGTTTCACGAACTTTATATAAATCTTTTTTGTCTTTAAAAAAATCCATTTATATTATAAATATATAAATTATCTTTATAAATATAAATAATCAAATTTTTATATTTTATTAAAAATATAATATTATGAATGATGAAGAAATAGTTGTTTATGATGATTATAAAATTAATTTACTTAAATATCCAAGAATAAATACAGATAAAGAAAATACAGATATAATAATTATCATTTTTTTAATGCATGAAGATTTTTTAAAAAAACTTGCTATTTCATTTGAAAATTCATTAAAATATTATTATGAATGTAAAGAATATTATTATATATTTAATTTTAATAAAATTATAAGAAAATATTCAGCACAAGAAATAATGACATTGATTAAAAATACAAATGATTTTTTACATCAAAATTCAAAAATAGATATTCAAATAAAATATTTGAATAAATTATTATTAATTGATCAAATATTTTATTTTTATATTAAAAATAAAGATTTTTATATAAATTTATATAATGCTTTGGAAGATGCAAAAAAAGCATATTTTGAAAGAAGAGATTATTCTTATAGAATTATTCCCCCAATTGATTTTTATAACAATATATCACCAAAAATATATAATGCCATTGAATTAATGGAAATATATTCTTATACGAATTATTTAATTAAAAAAAAAATTATTAAAGATCTTCCTATACCAAAATATTTAGACATCAAATAAATTAATATTTTAATATATGTATTCTAAAAAAATATATCATATTATTATAAAGATATGTCATCAACAGATTTGTTAAATGGACCAATCAGTGGATTACCTACATATAATGTTAAAAATAATCCTTCTATATTTAATTTTAATAGTCTTCAAAAAATAAATTATTTTAGACAATTATTACTTGCAATTTCTTATAATCATGTATTTTTTGATGTTGTTACAGATTTAAGAAATCTTGGAAGAGATTATTATAATAAAAATCCTAGAAAATTTTGTTCAACTATTCAATTAAATCCTGTCCAAGGTTTCGGAGGAAAAGAAATAACTGTTTACCTTCCTTCTGCAGGTGGTTCTCTCGATAATTCAATACAATATATTAAAATAGATTATATAAGAACAACATGGTTAATGAGAGTTTTACAAAATCAACAACTTCCTACATGTTGGAGTAATAAAGTAATTGGAGGAACTGGAAATTGTGTTAATTATTCTGTTACTCCTGAACAAGCACCATATGTATTATCTAAAAATGAACAAGTATTATATTATTATATTAAAAATGCCGATTTTTTTACAAGAACTTTACAATTACTTGTAAATTCATTTAGAGTATATTCTGAACAAAGATTCTTATGTTATACTTTAGTATTTCCTAAAGATTTATACGCAGGTACAAAAGAAGAAAGAACTTTTACTGTCACAAATGATTTTTTAAAATCTGTTTATTCAGAATATTTAAGAAAATCAAGATTAGGTAATCCATATAAACTTCCTGCACCAATTATTGATAATATTGATTATACTATTCCAACAACCGACCTTACACAAACAGAATTAACAAAAATTATAAATAATAATACCGATATGTTAATTATATAGTATAGTAAAGAAATTTTATTCACTATATGATTTCTATATAAATATTTATTGCAAAAAAAGAAAAGTTTTTTTGTATAAATGTATTTAGAAGAGAATATGTAATCATTACATAATATTTTTTTAACATAACTATTTATAAAATAATACTTAAAAATACTAAAATATTTTTAAATATCTAATTTTATAATATAATAATATGAATATTCTTCCATATAAACTTTATGAAAATGACGAATATATTATATTGTTCAAACCACCCGGATGGTCGTGTAATACTAAATTAAGTTTAAAAATGATGTCAAAAAATAACAAATTTATTGTATATTTTATAAAACATGTATTAAAAATTTTTTTTAATAAAAAAAATTTTCAATATGGATTAATGAATAGATTAGATATTGAAACATCTGGATGTGTAATTGTTGTAAAAAATAAAATTGGATATGATAAAATGTTCGATATTATTCATAAAAATAAAAAAATATCTAAAATTTATTTATGTTTAGTAAATAATAAATGTACCAAAAAAAAATTTTTTATAAATACAAGTATCATATGTGATAAAAAAATAAAAAAAAGAAAAATGGATATTCATTGTACTACAACTAATAATGAAAATATAAAATATTATGCTAAATCTTTTTTTTATAAGATTAAAAATTTAGTAGATTTGCATAATAATAATTATACTCTTTTTTATGTTAAAATATTTACTGGTAAAACACATCAAATTAGGGTACATATTGATAGTCTTGGATTTCCTATTGTATCAGATTCTCGATATTTAGATAAAAATATATATAATCAAAATATAGATTTAATTCCAAGATGTTTTTTACATAATATTTATTATGAATTTACATATGATGATATAATTAAAAAATTTATTATTCCTTTACCAAATGATATAATATTATGTTTACAGAAACTTTCATTTACTAATATAGATAAAATATATAAAATTCCAAAAAATGTAATATCAATGACCTAGTAGCATAAATTAAATGTATTTTTTAAAATTTTCGTTTAATATTTCTATCAAATAATTCAAAATTATTGTCTTGAACACTTTTAACAGAAAAAATGACATTTTCAAAATAACCATTATATTTTTCTAAACATTTATTATATATCTCAATAATATTAAGTGGAGGGTTTCCAAATCCTCCACAGCCAAATGCACTTAAAATTAAATTAGTGTATGATTTAAAAATCGCATATTTAAAAATATTTTCTATTTTTAAATAAGTTAAATCATAATCTTTTTTTGAAAAATTACCGTTGATTAATTCCGGTCTATATAATCCAGCCATTGCAATCATATCAACATCAAATATATCTACCATATCTATTTTGTTGTAAAATTCATCTTTTACAATAGAAACATTTTCCGTAACTACAAATTGATAATGACTTAATGGATATAATTCTTTACCACTATGTAATCCATAATCTGTTTTTCTAAACAGTTCTTCTTCTTGTGCCATCACGCCAGTTTCTACACCACCGCCATATTTGAAATTAGATGCTAAATTTAAAACCAATATTTTAGACTTAGTTGCTTTATTAAATTCAATAATAGTTTTAATGATATCCGCATTAACAACAAGAATAGTAGTACTAGAAAAATGTTTTTTAATTAAATCAGGTATTTCTATTTCACTTATTGTTAATTTTTTTGATGGATATAATTCATATTTTTTTTTCAACAATTTAGAATATTCTAAAGTATCGAAATATATTTTCCTTAATTCACTTGGTGTAGGGCATTTATTAGAAATATAAGATATTAATGAATCATGATTTGAAGAACTATGTTGTACGTAACGTTGTTCCCCAGTATCTGAAATTCTTTGATATTTATTATTCTGTAGTAAATGCGATCTTATATTCATATTTTTTACCTTTAGGATTAAAATTATTCTAATAAATTATTAATTATAGACATTATCTTTATATTTTATCTATCATTTTTTTTTTATAAGAACTTCTAAAAAATCATTTTTAGAATTAAATTTTTTAATCTTTTAGAACTTTGTACACAATGCTAGAAACTTTAATATAATAAACTGTTTCATAATTCAATATCAGTAAATTATTGATAAAATAAAAATATTTTTTTTATAAAATACAATTAAAAATACATATTATTTTTTTGGTTATAGCTTTATTTGTAATAAATATAATTATAACAATAAATATAAAAAAATATAATAATTTATTAATAAAACTTATATTTAATAAATTATTATATTTAAATTTTGATTAAAATTATGAAAATATATAAGTTCTTATTTTATCAATTAAAATATAAATAAATAAAAATATAAATATATTAAACAATATTTTTATAATATAAACAATATTTATATTATAAAAAAATAAAACATTTCTTTTTTTATAAAATAAAACTATTATTTTTATTGTTTTTTTTATAAAATAATAATATTATTTTATTGATATATTTATTGATACTCAATTATGAAACAGCTTATAAAACTAAATAATACTAAAATTTTAAATAAATATTTTACGAATTATATTGTATTATATAAAAATATAATTTATAAACAAATAATTTATAAAAAAATAATATTTTATTAATAATAAAATATTATTAAGTTTATAGCATTGACTTTATAAAGTTAAAATGCTATGTTAAGAAGAGAATATCTATTATATAAAAAAAGAAAATATGAATACTGAAAAATATATTATGGTAAA